ATAATAGATTGTGATAAATTTTTAATTAATGTTGCTTTATCATTAGATTCTATAATAAGTTTACGATCATTTTTTAGATATAAATCTAAACATTTGTTAGCAATGGTACAAGGAAGAGGATGTCCAAAATAGGTTAAGCCCGTTAAAATAGGCAGTTCATTATATAGAGATGATAGTTTTTCGTTTACAATAACGGCTCCTAACTGACTATACCCCGAGGTGATTCCTTTAGCAGTAGTAATAATATCGGGGTTAAAATTTTCTTTTTGGTAAGCAAATAATTCACCAGTTCTACCCCATCCACTCATTACTTCATCACAAATTATTAATACATTATTTTTTCTACATAGTTTATCAAGTTTTGATAAATAGTCTTTAGGATATAAAATACATCCAGCACTACCAGAGGATCCCTCTACTATAATAGAAGCTGGTTTAGTTTCTTCTAATAATTTAGATATTTGTAGTAAACTTTGTTCACCATTATCTCCCATATCTGGATTTTTCATTATTGGATATAAATCTAGGTTATAATAGTCTAGTTTTTTATTATTTCTGGTGTCTCCCCCCATCAGAGAGGATGCGATAGTTGAACCTCCATGGAAAGAATGCTGGAATGAAAGTATTTTTTTATTATTACTATACTGATTGGTTATATACATCGCCACTTCGTTCGCGTCAGCTCCGGCATTTGTATAAAATACTTTTCCATTATTAAAATTAGTAATATTACACAATCTGTCACTAAGTTTATCTCTTTCATACGTACTAAAGGTAGATGGAACATATGAAATACCTTTATCCATATAACTTTTAAATCCATCTTTTATATAGCTATTATTATGTCCCAAATTAACAACCATTAGCCCAGATGTAAAATCGATTATTTTATGAGTTTTACTATATAAAAAAACATTATTAGCCTTAGTTATCCTAGGTTGTTGTAAACAATGTTGTTTTACCCAAGGTACAAATGTTTTTATATTTTTGGCAAAATGAATATATGTTTTTAACATATTAATTAATCTATATTATAACTTTATATATTTAATATGGATATTAAAAAAATTTTGATTCTAAATAATTATTTTTTTTTTAATCAAAAATTTTTAAATGACTATAAAAAATAACTATTTTTTTGCATCGATAGTAGGGGCATCATTTGGGATTACAATCAGTAGTTTAATGTATTATAATTTAAGTAATCATAATAGAAAAATAACTAATCAAGAAAGTTGGGTATTTTGTATGCTAAGATAAATATTTAAACATATCATTAAATACTATAGTACAATGGTTGACGCTACTCAAGTTGTAGGTTATTTAGGTGCTATTTTTTTGACAATAACATTATTACCTCAATTATATCATACCTATAAATTAAAAAATGCAGATAATATATCTATTTATTTTTTATTATTACAAATTAAAACATGTTCATTATTTTTAACTTATGGTGTTTTATTAGGAGAACTTCCTCTAATATTAGCTAATACTCTCGTTCTATTACAATCTTTTATTTTTCTTTTTTTTAAAATACATTATAGTAGGAAAAATAAAAATAATATAGATATGTGATTAAAACACCTATATATATTATAATATGTATTCAAAATTTACAAACCCTAAAACAAATAAATTAGTTAATATAAATTCTAAACTTGGCATCACTGTTTTAAATAATTATATATAGACCTAAACAAAATAGGAGGAACAAAAAATATAAATTAGGATACGGGACAAACAAAACTGCTTATACTACAAAATGCGATAATGATTTATGGGAGGGGGGAAGGAGAATTTTCAAGAACCTTTACAAAAACAAATTGTGATAACAGTATTATTTCTATAACTAAAGAAGATAGGAAAAATTTTCTTAGAGAAACTAAGTTACAGAATAAATTTAAACATCCTAAAATATGGAAATATGGAGACTGTAACGATTCACATCCCATTACAGAAAGATATAAAATAGAGGAAAAGTTGGATAAGGACTTATTAAAATGGCAGCAAAAAAGTATAAATATAAAATAGATTTATTTGACAAAGACTATACAAGTAAAAAAATGCTGGAAATGTTTAAAAGTAATTTTAAACATTTACTTTCACAAATAAAAGAATTACACGATATGGATATAGGACACTTTGATATTAAATTAGATAATATTATGGTAAAATTTCAACCAGAATCTAGACGTATAGTAAAACTAATCCTTATTGATTATGGTCTTGCTAGAAAACCGCCTATATTTCAAATTAAGGGTACTCCTGGATTTATTGATCCTGAATGCGTTATACCCTCGATAGCATATTTACACGAATTTAAACGACCATTGACATTAAAGTCTGATATTTGGTCATTAGGTATTGTCATATTTCAGTGTATTTTTAATACAAAGGTCCATTTGTTCTAAACTATGAAAAAAATAGTATAGAAGAATTAGCAAGAATTCAAAAATTATGTCCTCAGATTGTTCCTATAAACCCTATAAATGATGAATCGCTAGATAAATGGATTACCAGAGTTTTCTAAAATAAATATAAAAAAGATATATATCTTTTAGATTTGTTATATAATATGTTGATGGTTCCCTATGAAAAAAGATATAATATAGAACAGGTAATGAATCACGCTTGGTTTGATACTGACAGTATTATTTCAGTAGAAGAATCACTGGGATCATATTTATATGGTGTAAATGTATTTGATTTTTTTCATTAAATTTAAAATTAATTACTTAGGTGTAAATAATTTCTATATTTCCTATCATATCTTATTTTAAAAATACAGACAAATGCTACTCCAAATACGAAAAACAACATAACATACATAAATGTTTTCCAGAAATCATACATCTCTTGACATAAATTTTTACTCTCTATTGTATAGTAAATACTTGTATCTTGACCACACGAAATACAGCGATTATAATTATAACTATCTGTAAAATTTATATTACATAATTTATGTAATGTTTTATTTTTAATTTTAATAGTGTTAAATATAGAACTATTAAAATAGTTTTTTAAACAAATATTACTATCTTTACATTCACATCTATATGTCAATATTTTTGTATCCGAAGTAATATTACAGGATGTATCATTAAAAAATGATAGTTTATTTTTGATTGTATAATCTAAAAATGAACCATCATCATCATTATACTGGCTGTTAATAGTTGACGATAATCCTAATAGTACGATAATTAGTAAGAAATTTTTAAACATTTTTTAAAATAACAAAAATAAATTTTAATAAAATCAAATTTTATTAAAATTAATAGACAAAGTGGTGTTTGAGGCATATTTAATAAAATTATATCTACTTCATAAATGTCTACTTAACAAATAACTGAAACTCTAGAGTAAAAGATATATCTAATCCATTTAAATCCATTATTTCTCCAAATTCATCTAATAATTTAATCCGTAGCTTATTAATATTTGCTCTTGAGGTATAATTTCTGGTCTGGGTACCGTGCGAATCATTATTAAAATTACTTACAACATTATATTTATTATCTAATACACTAATTCTTGCAATAATATTATCATTTATAAACGATTCTTTTAAATTTCCTATAATATAATCATTTATATTTGTATTAAAATCTTCTATTACTAAATAGAAATATCTATTATTAGTATCATTAAACATATTTTCTGCGATATAGTTATTTGAATTATTATAACTTGGGTATTTATAACCCAGGAACCACCCAAATGTTCTTATAGCATTGTTACTGTGTGGAAACCTCATACTAAATGGTTTTTCATTTTTATTTAATAATGTTATTTTGTTGTTATATATATTAAGTTCTAGATTAAAATGTGTGTTAAATACAACATTATTTGATGATTCTAAATTTTCTAAGACTTCTTTTAATTCCATAAATGAATAATTTCCATCTTGTATAGTATAAATATGATTAACTTCATCTATTTTAAGTTCTATTTTATTATTTTTAATTTTTTTAGATATATTATACCAACTATTAGGAACTTCTATCTGGTCTAATCGCATTGTTAATACTGCCGATAGTGGATAATTTAATTTAACTAAAAAATCCCCCGAATGGGTTGTTTCAAAATCTTCTCTAAATCGTGAATCTATATTTATTATTTTTTTTATAGTTGTCATATACTATTAAAAGAATATATTGTTTTAAGTATTAATTATTACAATTACTTTATTGTCTACTAAATATATGTAGCAAGTGTAACTCAAAATTACAATTTTTATTGTAATTTTTTTATAGAATAAATACTCCATATTATTATATCGTGTTTGTCGTGTAACTTTCTTAGTATCTATATAAGTTTAATATTTTAATAATAATATGGATATCATTATTAAAATACCAAGTTTATTTTTCTATAAAGATATACTTAAATTAATCGCTGCCTTCGTATTCTGCTGGACAATTATCTCTACAAGGTCGTGTATATTGTTTTAATGGACATCCCCCAGGTGGATTGCCAGCTGGATTAGGTATTCTACAGTAGTGATATTCTATTTTTTCTTCTTTTTGTTCTTCTTGTTCCATAAAGTCATTTATAGCATTGTAATCTTTTAAATTTATATTCTGTTTTGATAATTTAGCTTTTATCTTTGGGTTTTCAAGATATTTTATCCCTTTTAAATTTTTTTCTAATAAATCAATCACCCTATCTTTATCTTTATCATTATAACGTTTTTTTGGTTTAATAGCTTTATTATTAATTATTTATATCTTTATTATTAATAACAACCATTTCTGTTTCTTTATTTAAGTTTTTATACAGTTCTTTATCTGCACTCTCAAATTTAGAATGAAAATCTTCATACCGTTTTTGTTTTTCTGGATCTAATTTACTAATTATGTCATTTTGTCCATCGATTATATGAAATCCCTTAACAACCATATTTTCTATAACCTGCTTTTTGTCTCTAATATTCCATTTATTTCCTTCCCATACAGATGCATACGGTAATTTTTTATTTGTTATTTTAACATTATGATTTTCTGGATGATTTGGATGAAAGTGTAAATCTTTAAGAAATGTAGGAACGGAACTAAATGGGGATTTTAATAAAAAATTAAAATACTTATGGTGAAAATAGTCTATATTTTCATTTCCAAAATTATTTAGTATTATATTTTGTTCTTTTATATTAATCGTATTATTTGTAATATTATTACCCACTTTTTCTAATAAAGTTTCAATCTCTAACTTCATCTGAATTTTTTCCTCTTTCCATTCTTCTTTTAATAAATTTTCTCTATGTTTCATTTCTTCTAATTGTTCTTTTAAATAAACAAATATAGTGTTAGTATCTTTACCATCGCATTTTTTTTGATGGGTAAACTTAGATTGTCTATGTTTAAAGTCTCTTCCACAATAATCACATTTAAATAGTTTATCACAACTTGTTTCATCTAGTTCTGTTTCAATTTCATTTTCATTTTCATTTTCATTTTCATTTTCTATTTCATTTTCAGTTTTTTTTTCACATGTATTCTTATATTTAACAACTATTTCATTATCTGAGGTTAAGTTTGTTTGAAAATCTTTTTTTAGTACTAAGATTTCTATATCTTTTAAAATTGGCTTACATATACGTTTTCTATTAAAATGATTTTTTAAATTTCCTTTAATAGAACTTGAGTAACCACAACGTTTACATATATACATTATATAAAGAATAGAAATTTAATTTTAAATAATTAATTTAATTACTGACATTCGACTGACGCTCAAATTAAATTAATTAAATTAATTAGATACTGACAAAATACTGACGTCCGCTAATTAAATTAATTAGATACTGACAAAATACTGACGCTAACTAATTAAATTAATTAGTTAATACTGACGCAATACTGACGCGTCAGTCAAAATACTGACAAAATACTGACGCTCGCTAATTAATTTAATTAGAATACTGACGCTTAATTAATTGATATTTCATTATTAATCAAGGTGTTTTTAATAAATAGTGTTTTGTAACTTGCTGAATTTAATTATTTTAAAATTAATTGGGTTAACCTAATAAATTAATTTTGTAACTATTCTTACTAAAACTATATAAATAAGCTAATTAAATTTTAACGAAATTACTTAAATTTCAAAACTTTTATAAAAATTCAATACTGACGCTAATTAATTTTCAAGAGGGGGGGGGGTTTTTTTATTTTTAGACAAAAGTGTTTGAAAATAAAAAATTTCAAAAAACTTTTTCCGCTGGAACTAAACTTTTTCAATTAAATCAATAAAAAAATCTAATTTATATTTTTTATGCTTTACCTATGAATGATGGTGATTACACATACACACATATATAGTATCCGCAGGATTACTAGTTAATATCAGATCAAATTCAGGTAAATTGTAAATTTTTTCATCTACTTTCTCTTTTAATACTTCTAAATTATTTTGACCGAGAAAATGTTTTAATCTGTTCTTAACTTCTAAAATAATATCATTAGAATTCGTATATAAATTAATATTAATCATTTCATTAAACCCCCAAAATAAATCATCAGAAATTTGAAATTTTCTATAATTAGTCATTATACATATAATATTCTTTACTTATTTATAATCAAATTTATTATACCAATCTAATACTTAGTTTTAAAATTTGATATATTTAAAATCTTATTTTATTTTTAATAAGATGATTGTTTTAGGAATATGTGGCAAACCATTATCAGGTAAAACAATGTATACTAATAGATTGGTAGAAAAATTAGGCTTGGATAAATGCTCTTATTTAAATTTAGATAATTATAAAATAAATAATTTATTTGTACCTGATTCCTATGATTTTATTAAGTTTATCTCCGACATTAATAATAATTCAAAACCAATTGTTATATTAGAAGGTCATTTTATATTTTGCAATCAGAGTTTAATGGAAACAATGACTATTAAAATTTATATAGATACTATAGATACTATAAATATTAGTACATTAGCAACAAGTATTAGTAATTATATAATTCCATCTAAAAGTAATGCGGATATAATAGTTTACGCGAATAATAATTCTATAAAAAGTATAGAATTATTAGTAGGATTTATAAATAATAAATTATAATAACTTAAAAATAATTTCTCTTATTATTATAATGTCGACGAGTAGTAATTACAGTAATAATTTCAATGATTTAAGCGAAGAAACTATTAATAGAGTTACAGAATTAGGAAATCATGTTATGGGTTCATTTTTTGATATTACTTTACCAATTATAAGTAATTTAGGTGGTATTAACATTAATAATCCTATTAAAAATACAGATTATGTTCCATCTACAAACGTTAAAGAAAATGAAACAGATATTAAAATTATAGTATTAATACCAGGAACAAAAAAATCCACCATTCATTTAACACTTAAAAATTCATCATTAAATATAATAGCATCTACAGATATTTCGGGCAATGAATGGGAACATATAACAGATCGAACTTATAAAAAAAGTATTAAACTGCCCAATACAGTTAGTTCTAAAGATTTAAATGTTACATATGAAGATGGTGTTCTTAAAATAACTTGTAAAAAAAATAGTACAAGTTATTCTGAAGAAAGTATACCTATAAAATAAATATTAATTAATGGGGGAATTTAATTATTTTATATTTATATATTATATGGTTTTAATCAATTCTACAAGTGATAAGTATGCGGTTATAATAGGTATAAATTATAAAAATACAACGATAGAATTAAGTGGCTGTATGAATGATGCTAATAGTATAAAGACTTTTTTATTAGAAAAATGTAACTATACAAATAATAATGTAAGAATGCTAAGTGAAAATTCTATTTTACCTACAAGAGAGAATATTATATCTGAACTTAATAATTTAGTTCAACAAGCTATAGATGAAAATCTTACAGAATTATGGTTTAGTTATTCTGGACACGGTAGTAATATAGTATCTACTACAGAATCTGATAATAAAGATGAAGTATTGGTTCCTTTGGATTATCCTACAACTAATAATGTAGTAACAGATAATGAATTACACGAAATATTTAGTAGATTACCATCTACGTGTAATTTATTTAGTCTTATAGATGCGTGTAATTCAGGAACAGTTTTAGATTTAAAATATGTATGTAGATTAAATAATGACGATATTACTTTTGAGGACCATAGTAGTTCTCAATCAACTGCTATAAGTGCTAATATAATTAAAATATCTGGATCTAGGGATGAGCAGACAAGTGCTGAAGATTATATAAATGGACAATATAGGGGTGTGTTAACAACATATTTTTTAGAATGTGCAAATGAATTGAGTTATAATTGTAGTTCAGAACAATTAATTAAACAACTAACAAATAAAGTATCAGAACTTAATTATACACAAATTCCTACTTTAACTTGTTCTAATAAAGATATATTAAGTTCTCTTGTATTAAGAGGAGATTTACTGGGGTCCTCTTCTAAATCGCAACCAGAAAGAAAACGCTTTAGACTTTGTTCTATATTATAATTAATAATTATAAATTGTTTTAATGGTATTAGCCATTTTATTTATAATATTATATCTACCTGTAAAAACAACATTGCATAATTCAGTATCATAAAAAAAATTAATTGTCAATATATTTTTTTTTATATGAAAATTTTTAATATAACGAGTTAAAATAACTAAATTTTCTGGATATTTTGTACTATAAATAGTAAAATTATTCCGTTCTATAATACATACACATTTATATTTTAAATTATTATTAATAATATAACATTGAAAATTATTATTAATTAGTGTTAAACAATAAGGACATATCGGATTATCTTTAATCCAAGGACTTAAACATTTTTTATGATAGGTATGACTACATTTTAGAACTGATATATTTGTATGCATACAATTTAATAACATTTTTCTATTATCTATTGATTCTACACAAATTAAGCAAATAGGTTGCATTATTTATATAAATATTATTATTTTTTTAAATATAACTAGTATTATTTTCTTAAATATATAATTATTTTCTTAAATATATAAATAATACCAAGATTATTATAATTTTAAATTCTATCGATATGTCTGACAATGTTTTATCGAGTATTGTTCCAAAGAAAGATCCAATGGTATCTGCTGTATAACTAAATGTATTTTTAATAGGTTCCCCGATCCAAATTTCTATTTTATTTGTAAATTTACTAAAATAGGTTTTTGTTAATATTTTATTTAACCTATATTTTTCTTGTGTTAGTATAACATTAGCTTTTTGTTTAGATAATGTTATATTTGTAAGTAATTCCATATTTGTCAATGAATTTTTATATAAATGATACATTTCATCGAAATCAATAATCTCTAAATTAATCCATAAATCATTAATATTATTTTCCATTGCTAATAATATCCCCGAATCAATTAAATGAATTAGTTTAAGTATGAGGGTTAATTCGCCACACTCTATCGCTTCTTTTTTACAGAAGTTTTTTTTCTCTAATTTTAAAAATTTAGTTATTTTAGTATCAATAGAATGTACAATAATATCACTATTATTAATATATGAAATATTATAATAGCAATCTGGTTTATTTGATCCAGAAATAATACTATAGGTTTCGTCTAATGTTTCGCACATATCATAGACAATTAGTGTACCTTCATTAATTTTATTAAGAAATGATGTAATTTGGGAATAATCTATAGAATCGCGATATATTAATGGATAATTGACAGTATTGGTAAAATTATTATTAGATAATGCTGTTGTTAGAACAGCTAGATGAAAAATTTTACTAATCATTTTTAAAATTTAAAATTAATTAATTTTAAATATTCAAATTTAATTTACCATTCTAATATATACCTAAGATACCTATACTAAAATAATATACTATAATACTATTCTAAGATACCTATACTAAGATACTATACTAAATACCCTGTTTATCATTTTAAGATAATTACTAATAATTTGTTTCCCTTTTCTACCAGATATTTTAATTTTTCTACCTGTTTCTGGATTTACTATATAATTATAGTGACTATGACCTCCACCAGTTTGTTTAACTATATTTGTTTTCCCTTCACATAAATCTATAATATTAGTATGATTTTTATTAGCCACATTTATTTCTGTATTAAGGTGATGTGAAGGTGGAACAGATGATACTGATGAACTTTCAAGTGGATAATCAAATGCTTTTTTAGAGGCTGTATCGTGATTCGACATTATTTATATATATATACTTAGAAATTAGTTTAAATAATAAATTTATAATATATATATATAAAATGGCATTAAATGATATTTCTAATTTAATAGAAAAATTGAAACGAGATGTTCCTGACCCAGATAGTTTATTTAATCTAGATCGGAAAAAATATATAGATATTATTAAAAATTTAACATCGATTAACGATACTTATCCATCTATTATTAATGTAATAGGAAGCAAACAGTTTAATATGGATGGAGTTATTAGGTTAGAATATATGATAAATATGGCAGGGAAGGTAGAAAATAAAGAAATGAAAGAACACGATGCATCTGTCGCGGTTGTACAAGTTTTAGTAGATGATATAGTAAAACCTTCTTTAGAAAAATAATATAATATAATAATATAATATAATAATATAATATAATAATATAATATAATAATATAATATAATAATATAACAATGTATATTATTTTATTATTATTAGTTATTGTGTATGCGTGTATTAAAGATATTAGAGAAGATTTTGTTAGTATAAATCCATTTTTAAATATGAAAAAAATTAAAAAATTTAATAAATATATGTATAGTAAAAAAAAATATGTAGAAAAATCTGTTAATAAAAAAATGGCTGCTTGTTATAAATCTTTGTCATCTTTTGATAATGCTGTGAAATGTATAAATCCTATGTATCCATTAGTTATGTAAAATATAATATCTATTCGTATTATAAATAGTAGATTAGTACTACACAACCTGTTTACTTCAGACGCAAAATTTAAGAATTCAGGGATATAGTATAATTTACTGAAGACCTGCGAGTAGGTCAGTCAAGTAAACCTGTCTTTCGTTCCACATTGTAATGACTTCATCTCTTGTCATCACTCTTGATGGTGAGTTAGTAGCCTTCATTTTGCCAACTGTCTTCTTTTCCCCAAACATATCAGGCATCTTACTAGCTAAGAAATCAATAACGTCCTGAGGAGTTCCAGCTGGAACCATTAAGCCGCGGAAGTTAACACTAGAGTCATCTACATCAACCCCACTCTCCATTAGCGTAGGAACGTCAGGAAGGTATTCATGTCTCGTAAGGTCAGCCACTGCTAAGATTTTAAGGTCAGCAGCACTTCTGGCTGAGTCAGAAAGGTTATTAAATCCGGCAACTGTCTTGCCAGCTTTAACCATTCTAAGAGCATCTACACCGCCTGAAGCAGGGATGTAAGTCAAGTGGCTATCGGAAGCTTTTTGAAACTGCAAGAAAGCGATGTGGTGACCTATAAATTTACCAGCGCCACTGATAGTTACAGCACCTGGATTAGCATTAGCGTGTGCAAGCAAGTCAGCGACAGTGTTAAAAGGACTGTCTTTATTAACAATCAACACTGCTGGATCAGCACCCCAGTTACCTAACGGCTCAAGAGTATTGATATTGTAAGCAGTATCAAACACAATTGACTGTGCTATGAAGTGGGGTACATTGTATGCTGCCAACATATATCCATCTTTAGGGGCTTCGCTAGCAAACCAGTTCCAACCAATTCTTCCGCCAGCGCCTGGCTTATTAAGGATATAGATAGGTTGACCAATTAAAGCCTCTTTACCAGATGCTAATGTAGCAATTCTTGCTTGAAAATCAGTAGCTCCACCAGCTCCGTAAGCCACCATAACCCCGATTGGTTTATCAGGATAATCTAATAATATAGATCTAGTTTTAAATTGTTTATTAATTAAAAATTGTGAAATAAGTGTTATTAACCCTACTTTAAGAATTTTTTTCATTATATTATATAATTAGAAAATAAAATTAGATATAATTATAAATAACTCTTAATTAATTTCTAGCAGCTTATTTCTCGCATTTTGGAATTATATTTTTTCATAAGGTTTTTTGCCATTGTTTTCATTGTTTTTTTTTGTTTATATGTAAGATTTGATGAAGAAGATTTAGAATTCATTAAATTGTTGTTATTTTTTATATGAATTAATCCAAGAGTATGTGCTAATTCGTGTGCAACTGTAAATGATAATGATGGCTTATTTTCTTGATGTAATGGTGCAACTTTGCTTTGTATATTTGCTTCATCCCATTCTAATCTTGAGATAGGAGTAGCATTTTTTTCTGTTCCGTATGGCTTATTCGTCCACGTTCCTACCATTGTCATAATAATATTTGGTCCAAATATATCATCATCATTTATATTTGCATTGCCTTGTCTGCTGTTGCCATTAAAAGTACTAAAATAAATATTACTTGTTTTTTTATTTACGTAATGTTCACCACAACTATTCTTACTAATTAAAGATTTATAATATCCTAGTCTTATTTCGTCTGGTGTATTATCTCTAGTCATTTCAGCGATTTTACTTAAATTTGTAGTATCTTGTAATCTATATTCTTCAATACCTATTAAATTCCAATATATATTGGATGAAGTAAAAAAATTATTGACATCCTCAAAAATATCTCTAACTATTTTAGGTGTAATAGTATTACTAATGAGTGTTTTTTGTACATTCATATCCATACCTCTTATAATATAGGCAGTAATAGGTATAATTAATATTTTATTATTATTATTAAATACGTCATTATTATTTAATTTTTTATTATTAGAATCTATAGATTTTTTTTTATTATTAATTAAAAATTGTGAAATAAGTGTTATTAACCCTACTTTAAGATTTTTGTTCATTAGATATTATTAGAAAATAAATTAGATATTATTATAAAATAAATTAGATATTATTATAAAATAAATTTATTTTATAATTATATAGTATGTCTGAACAATTATATTTAGCAAGAAAAACAATTATTGAAATGTTAGAAGATAGGGGATTTAAGAACAAATTTATTAAAAATTATGCCTACAGTTATTTTAATGAAATGTATAAACATTTTACAAATTACTCAGGGGTCTTTGATTTAGAAGCTGTGAATGAAGATGGTAATAAAACGATTGTTAAATTTATAAAAACAATAAATAGTAAAAGTACTGATGATATAGGAATTATAGAACCTAGCCAATCTACAACTGCCAAAAAAGAAATTCTAGAAATTAATGATTTTTTAAAAGATACATTTTTATTAGATAAAAAAGATACAGTTGTTTTTATAATTTGTTATGGTAAAGAATTACACGAAACTCATAAAAATCTAGAGAAAAAATATGAATCTATTCAGTTATTTCATACGAATAGATTATTAGTTAATATAACAAAACATGTATTGGTTCCTAAGCACGAATTATTAACAGAAAGTGAAAAAAAAGATATTAAAACCAGACTTAACTTAAGTAGTTTAGATAAATTACCCAAAATTTTAGAAACAGACCAAGTTGCTAGATATTATAATATGAATCATGGAGATGTTTGTAGAATTTATAGACCTTCAAAGAACGCGGGAATCCATATATGTTATAGATTTTGTCAAGAAGATTATTCCGTAAGTATATAAAGGTATTTATTTTACAAAAATAAATATATATTTATAGTATATAAAGAGTATAATGTATAAGAATATAATAAACCCGAAAACAAATAAAACTATACGCGTAGATAGTGTATTAGGTAAGAAAATATTAAATAAATATGTACAGAATGGAGGATGGTTAAAAAATAGAAATTTAAGAAAAAAACTTGCAAAGCAAGGAAATTATAGATTTGGTATAGAGATTGAAACATGTATGATTGACGGCTTTAATTGTGATGATGGTAATGATCACGCATCAAGTCATATATCATATGATGATAGTTATGCACCTAATTGGTCCGTTCACGAAAATCACGAGTTAGTTCCAACAGAAGATGTTTCATTACAGTGTGATACCCAAACGCCAAAAGAATTTATAATGGATGGTAGAGCAGAGTATTTATGGAATGCGATTGATAATGGTAACGGGTACACAACTATTCATCCTAATAATTATTATGGGAGAATTAATGGATATGATCATATAGAAAAAATTTTGGATTCTGTACTAGAAACATTTTGGCGACACGAAGACGACCCCGATGTATTACAAGCTATGCCGTGTGCTACATATGGTCGTGGTTCATGGCGGTCTGAAGACAAAGATATATCGAGTTGTTCATTTCACGTACATATGAGTGACCCTGACATATTAGGAACAAGTTTAATGGGAAGATTGATGTTAGTAGAACTTGCCACTATTTTTAGAGGTACCTATGGTATACATGAAACAGCAACCTTTGGAGAAAATATTAGTAATACGTTTCCATTTATGGAATTTCCCTCCCCTTCACATACAGAGTTTAATGATACCAGATCAATACAAGAACAACTAATTTGTTCCGGATATTCTAGAGGTAGTTCTTGTAGGGACTTCGATCAAGAAAATATGTTGAGCTATTTTAATAAAGAATCCGCTCTAGAAAAAGAACTACCATATATAAGAATTGATGACTACACTGATACATTAACTAGTATATTAAAATCAAAGCCAGATAGTAAAAATAGATATTGTATGAATCAACCCGATTATTTAATACAAGCTTTACAGCCTACTGATGTAGATAGAAGTAGATACTGGCTTTTAAATTGTGGACAAAGTCAAGAGGATGGTAAATCATGGTTGGATAGCGAAGATGGGATACACGTAGAATTCAGAGGACATGATGATTTTATTAAAGTATTAACCGATTATTACGGAGATATTCCAAATCAACGTTCGGCTATGAAGTGGTTAAAAACATATCTTAAATATTTAATTCAAATATTTAATGCTGCTAAAAATAGAATGTTATTAATAATGCATATTTATAAAAATCTAGATAGGCGTGAAGGTCAATCAGGTGGATGGAAGGAAAGGTATTGTGTTGACATCTATATTTCGCTATTAAAAGCAGGGGTTGTAAATCTTGAGATATTAAGACAAAAATTACTCTCTCCCAATGGTTATAGAAATGCACTTGGGGGAGATTTTTTGGACGGAAATGAATATTATTCTGATAGTGATTTAGAACTAGTATTTAATTATGGAGCTTGGAAATCGAGTCATCGATTAGCGGGACTGGGCCAAAGTCCCGCTATATTACAATATAAAGGTGTAATATTCAAGAGCATTACATATACTAGTTCTCTTTCTATATTACTGGCTGCTATACCAAATGATACTGAGTGGGTTTATAAAAATATTCAATATTTTCACGAAGCCCTTAAATATACTGGACGTTCCTCAATGTATGGGTACTATACAGGAGATATAACTAATGGACCAGATGCTAAAAATTTATTTAGAATGTTCTCACTACCAAACCCAAATACTGTATGTAGCCCTTACTTTAATCATCAACTAGACTCCCCTGGAATACATTCGGAATACTTAGGGTTTATAAATCGACAATTAATTTATTTAATTCTATATGAAGTTTCGTTACAAATCCCTGTGTCATCTACATGGATAGAAGTTGTTATGCATCTTTTAATTACAAGCAATATTACAACTATATATAAACTTATTTATATTTTCGACAGAATAGCAGATCCAATAGATTATATATATATGGAAGATTTAACATCTTATTCTAACGATACGGTCCGTGACTATTTGACAGATTTAGCGATAACTACGATACAAGCTATTTTAGAAACACTTGGTATATCATCTCCTCCCCTCAACACCACTCCCATTGAATCTGCGACTTGGTATTAAAAATGAATATTAAACCTATAGACATATAAAGCTATTCTTACAATTCAATATATTATTAAATATAATGAATTGTAAAGCAACACATTGTAGGTATAAAACCTTTCACGTAACCAGTGCACATAGATGTGGTAAATGTAAATTATATGGTCATGGTGTAGTAGAATGTGGTGATAATGATAAAATTAGTACACTTTCATTATCAACAAAATACGATAGATTAAATCCAATAGACTATTGTCAAATATTGAACTGCAAATATAAATGGTCTCATAAAACAGAGAGTCATGAATGTAAGTATTGTAATAATAACAAGCACGCATCTATAAATTGTACATTAAATAAAAAAAATAAGAAAAATTTAGTGATTGAGTGTCCAGTATGTAGAAAATCAAATAAAATAAATTTAGAAAATCATCGTGTCTATGGATTAGAAGAAAAATGTAAAGCGTGTACCATGAATTCTATAGAAATAATACTGCCTGAATGTAAACATGCTATATTATGCAAAGATTGTTGTATAATTATAGGTAAAAAGGATATATTAGTGGATAAAATAACAGAACAATATTCTATGTCACTATATAGTATTACAGAAGCAACAAAAATTTTTAATAATAATATATCTGTAATAAATCCTTATACAATATTAAGTGCTGGAATGGGTTGTCAACTTTATATTCGTAAAAACCCTGGAATAAATGAATTAGAACAATTTTTTATGCATAGTGATAGTTGGGGACAATATGGAATAGAATCCGATGACAGACCTTATTTACACGAATTTATTAGAGATTATACTAAAGTATAACACAATTTTGTTTTTTATGGTTATTTAAACTTCTATTATTATTACTATTATAAGGTATATTTGTGGATGATATAATTTCATAAGAATTTATATTATTTATTTGATTAGAATTTATACTATTTGATTGTGGATTATTTATATGGTTTATCACATTAATAGGAGATATTGTTTTTAATGAATTAGTAACATTTATAATATCACTTTTTTCATTACATAATGGACATTTATAATTCGCAATAGGATTTTTATACCAATCCGTTAAACAAGTTGTATGGTATTGATGACCACATTCTAATACATATAGTTGATATGTATTATCTAATAATTCTAAACAAATACTACATTCATTAATATCTGTCATTAGATATTATAATATTATAATAATTTATTTAATCAAATTAAATAAATTATTATAATTAATTTATATTAAAAATTTATATAAATATTATTTAATTTTTTATATATAATTATACTAATGAAGATAGTAAATAATAGCAAGATGAACACCGCGTTAACTAAAACGACCATATCACTAAGTGGTATTACATTATTAGTTTCAGGTATACGACAAGTCCATAAATTATCTAGAAAAAATGCGGCAGATCAAATATGGAAAGAAAACACATGGAATAAATGGATGTTTGTTTTATGGAATTTTGATGAAAAAGAAGATACTTTTAATTTAAGACTAAACTCAATTAATCAACGGTTAAAAGAATTTGATAAAACTCAATCGTGGTATCCAAATCAATCTGGTAAAATCATTGAAAGTTTAGATAAGAATGCGATAAATCATATTTTACATTTTAGAAAAAATACACAACCATCTAACACTTATCCTTGGATTTTTTTTAGTTTTCCTAAATCATCTACAATAGTAGCATTATTATATCACTATCATTTTGATGGATTAGTATTATTTAATTTTATTAAAACCGTTTTTAATATTAAAAACCAAAAACTATCAGTTATTAAATATAAGTATAAGTTTCCTATAAGCGATATTGGAGTAATGGAATATACTAGTCGTCAATATTTAAAGAGTGTGAATTTTAATCCACTCCCAAAATCAAAAAAAACGTGTTTATATAATGTATGTTTAGAAAGAAATAACTCTAATAGATGGATGACATTAGGAAAAGTGATGAAGCGGATTTGGAAGTATGTAAAAATGAGTAATAATTACTCTCAAAGTAAAAAATCATTACGTACGGCACTAACAGTTGCATGGGATGATAACTATAAATATTGTAAAAATAGAATTGGTGTTATTATAATTGATATACCATATTTATCCACAGAATTAGAATATAGTATTTTTATAAAGGAAAATTGTATGAAACGAAAAAATGATGCATTAATGTCTTATGATATTATACGTTCATTTCCAACCTATTATTTGCGAAAATATTGGAACAGTTCTTTAGATATTATTTTAACATCATTTTTAATTGAGGAAACAGGTGAGTTTAAATCATATAACTATGGACAAGGTTCTTTTTTTGGAAAAAATACTAAACCTTTCTATATAAACTCTATGACAGTTGGTGATAAAATATATTTAAGTATTCAGACAACCACTATAGTATTCAATGAAAAAAAATTTCTAAAAGAACCAAATTCTAGAAAGATATGTGAATTCTATGATTTTTAAAATAAATATTACAAATAATATTTATACCTTACTATATTTTAGGACCAAAATAACTTTTAATACTCGTTTGTTTTAATGTATTATTGTTATAATTAGATTTAATATGGTCAACTGGTACTAGGTTGAGAGAATTATCAGTAATATTATTTAAAAATTTAGTTCTTTTTAAATTTGTAATAATATAGCGTGCCTCATTAAAAGTAATATCGCATTCTTTTTGCAATGTTTTTGCTAATTTAATTCTTCCATAAGTTTTAATATTAGGTTTTAGGTTGATTACACTTTTAACTTTATCTAAATGTTTCAAAGCATTATTATAATTATCACTGTAATTATAGCCTTTCATTATTTTATGAATTCTCCGCCTAGGTGCTAATTTATTAACATTTTGGTTTTTAATATAAATTATATTAGATTCTTTACAAGTTTTGCTGTGTAATTTATTAATTAAAGTATATGTGTAATCGGTTGGTTTAATACCTTCGTTTTTCATTCTATCATATAAATAAACAACAGCAGCCATTTCATTAAATTCGACACATTTGTTAATAAGATTATTATATTGTTCTAAATTTAATCTTATAGTTTCATCGTATAATTCATAAATAATTTTTTTTAGATTTTCCATATATATATATATATAATATTAGTTTATTTATAATAATTAATCGATTCTATAATATATATAATAATTTATAATAATAATTAATTTATAATAATGTATTATTATAAATTAATATAACGTAAAAGTATTAGAAACAAGTGTTGATAATATAATGAAAACAGGTTTTATATATATACCATTGATTAATAATATTGGCGATGAAGCCTTTCTAAATTGTATAGGTTTAATAGTTATAGATTTATCATCTGTTAATTCTATAGGCGATAATGTTTTCGATAATTACGATTATTTACGTAAAATTATATTTAAACAGTATAGTATAGACAATTTTAATTGGTTATGTGATATATGGTTTGGAAATATATATAATTTAACACTTGTAGCAGGTAATAAAAATGTTAAAAAAGATGAACATAAGTCGATTTTAAGACTTCTCAAAATCTGAACCAGAATTTACATTAATTGTTGGATCTCCATAAAGTTTTATACCTGTATGGCAAAATATTTTTTAAAATATATATATATAATTTAAAAAATATTAATGAATTTATATGATTTAGTTTTACAACAATATAATGAAGTATTAACTGTTACAGATATAGATGAGGATATTAAAGACTATTTAACCTATCCTAAAAATGAAATTATTGTTAATTATCCTATTAGATTAGACAATAATAAAATTAAAATGATTAAGGGGTATCGTGTTCAGCATAATAATATTTTAGGACCTTTTAAAGGAGGTATTAGATTTAGTGAAGATATATATTTGGATGAAATCAAATCTTTAGCATTTTGGATGACATTAAAATGCGCTTTACAAAATATTCCATATGGTGGAGCTAAAGGTGGCATTAAAATTAATCCATACGATTATTCCGAAGGAGAATTAGAACGAATTAGTAAAGAATATGCTACAGTAATGTTTAAATATATAGGAGAAAATCGGGATATACCAGCTCCTGATTTAGGCACTAATTCACAAATAATGGATTGGATGACAGATGCCTACCAGAAAAAAGCAAGAAGTCATAATAACGCAGTTTTCACCGGAAAATCAATATGTTGTGGTGGTTCACAGGGACGAAATCAAGCAACTGGATATGGTATAGTAGAGTGTATAAAATTATGGGCTGAAAAAAAAGGTATAGATTTATGTGGAAAAACGTATATTATACAGGGGTTTGGTAATGTAGGTTCTAATACCGCCATTTTATTATCAAGATTAGGAATGATATGTGTAGGGGTCGGAGATCATACCAGATGTATTAAAAGTGAAGAAGGATTTAACGTATATAAGCTTCGAGAACACTGTAGACAACATAAAAATTTAAAAGACTATACATATGGAGAAACAATTGATTCTTCCGATTTTTTTTTATTAGAATGTTTTGTTATAATTCCAGCCGCTAAAGAATTAGTTATATGTGGAGATTTAGGGGGTAAATTAAATTGTAAATTAGTAGTAGAGGGGGCGAATGGCCCTATAGATTTAGAAGCAGAGAAATTAATATTAGAAAAGGGAATAGAAATAATTCCCGATATTATTGCAAATTCGGGCGGTGTTATTGTTAGTTATTATGAATGGTTACAAAATAAAAGAAGTGAATATTGGGACGAGACAACAATATTAAATAAATTAAGTTTATTAATGCGAGATACATTTAATAGAGTATATAGTAAATATGAAAATGAAAATGTAAGGAAAGAGGGGAAGGAAGAGGAAGAGGAAAAGGGAAAAATATCATTACGTTCTTGTTGTTATATATTAGCAATTAATAAATTAGAAAAAGTAATAAAAGCAAAAAAACTATTTTAATATAGTTTTATTTAAACATAATTTATCTATATGTATATAATAATAATGTTCTATTTATTTATTTATAGTTTATTGTGGACATATTTTTCACAGGAAACTATAAAATACTGTTTTAATGATTATAATATTAAAATAATGGCATTAATTAACTATACTTTATGGTGGATTATGTCATTATATGGAGAGTATAATAGATTAGTATATGATAGTTTGGAAGAATATGAAATTATTGTTCCATTATGTCTTTATAGTAATGTAATATTTTATTTATATGAATTATATTATTATACCCCAGATTTAGCCCATAGTATACATCACGTATTAACTATATTAATACAAATTTATATGGTATATGTAAATTTTTTTCGGATATAATACACTTATTACTAGGGGTAAGTGCGTATTGGAGCATGATATCAAGTTCCTTTAGCGCATTAAGATATTTGTCAAAATATTATAAATCTAATTATTTATCACTAATAGCAAATACTTATAGAATTAGTTATGTTACATTTAAATCATTTTCGATTATAAGTTACTATATAATATTTGCAAGACACATAGATTTTATAAAATATAATGATTTTTTTTATATATTAGTAATATATACCTTAATTCATATAAACCAAATGTATTTTATGGGCATTATAATTCGTAATTACTTTAATCGAAAAATAAAATAATATTATAATATTATTTATTTATAGTTTAATTTGGATTTATCTATTACAAGAAAGTATAAAGTTTTTTTTTAATAAATATAATTTTAAAATAATGGCAATTATTAACTACGCATTATGGTGGTTAATGTCATTATATTGTGAATATTATAGATTAGTAAATAATAGCTATACAGAATATAAAATTTTAATTCCTTATTGTGTATACTCATTAAATATATTTTATACATATGAATTATATTATTATAGGCACGATATAGGACACATTATACATCACATTTTAACTATTTTACTACAAAGTTATTGTTTTTGGAGCAATTATTTTGATAATAATATAAATATAGTATTAGGATGTTCTGCCTATTGGAGTATGATAACAAGTTCTTTTAGCGCATTAAGATATATACTAAGACAAAAAACCAGTGTATATTATGAAATAGTTAATAAATTATATAAATTTTTATTTGTTTTTTTAAAAGGATTCACCGTCATTATATATTATTTAATATTATATAAAAATAGCAGTATAATTTATACAAATAATTTTATAATAATTTATATATTATATTTTTTAGTTCATATAAATCAATTATATTTTATATATAAAATAATAAAATAATAAAATAATTTAATAATAATATTTAGTTTATTATTATTAAACAATAAAAATATTCTAATTATAATTTTAATTTACAAAATATATCACATAATTCAGATATAAAACAAGCAACGATTGATATAAATTTTAGAATATATTCCGATGAAAACGTAATTTATGAAATAATAAACGATTTAGAAAGTATTAAACGTGTTTAAGATTAGATCTAATTTCTAATATTTCTTCTAATTTAGGTTTATAGTTATCTGTTTTATCTATTTTTTGTTCAGGTAAATCGGTTACTTTATTCAAATTAATCTTAGATTTTGTTTGTATATCTGTTAAAAAATGATGGGTTTTAATACTAATTATTTTTTTATTAATAGATTTATCTTCATTATTTATTCGAATATTGGGCGTATCTAAATAATCACCATTTAGTCCATCATTATTCATTTTAGTTTTGATAATAATATCAGGTACTCCAAATCGTTTCATATTAAAATATTTTATATAATTAGGATGGTCTTTGACTAAAATAGTATCAGATTTAATATTATCATCTAGTGTTGTGTTATTATTAATTAAAGCAGTATTTGATTTATAGATTTCTTCTATTTCTTCTTCATCTTTTATTAAACATTCATTAATTTTATAAATAGGTAGATATACTTTCATTTGTAAAACAGTCCAATTTAATCCGATTTTACGAGATTTAACCCATACACTTTCTAACATTATTAAAGAATATGCTTTAGAGTAAGGTATTAAATAATCAAACGATTGTTTATTTTTATTATGATCAAATATGGGTAATATAGCTTCATTGCGATAAAACTGTACATCGCAATAAAAAGATGGGGTAGTGCGATTATTTTGTAAAGTATTTTGTATAGTATTTACGAATTTTTTGTTATTTTTAGAGAGCCCGCATTTTTCCCAAAAGTACGGAGATTTTGCTTTTATAAATTTATCTATAGATTCTATATTTTTAATAAATGTTTTAGTAATATTACAAAAATTATAATTATAGGCATTAAATTTAATAGAACAGGATTTATAATTATTAGTTGTATTAAATATAGGTTTTACAGGAATTAGTAATTTGGGTGTTTGAATAATAAATTTTTTAGAATTATATTTAACATTAAATAGAACAGTGTTTTTAGAAATATACTCAGGTCGACTAAAGGTAATATTATTAAGAGTATAATTTGTTAGAACAACGTCATTCATTATTAAATATATAAAGATTTTCTTATATATAAAGAATTTCTTATATATAAAGAGTTTCTTATTTAGATTAATATTTATATAAAGGAACCTGCTATTAATAATAGATGGAAAATTCTATATTTTATAATTCTTTAAGAGGAACAAAAATTAATATTAAAGAAGTAGACTTAGATCTAATTAATAAAAAGATATTAGTAGTTATCAATGAAGAATTTAAAACTATTAAATCAATACCGAATTCCAATAAATATGGAAAATTATTAATAAAATAATTTTTATTTAAATAATTATTATTAAATAATTTTATTTATTAATAATTAAATTTATTATCTTAGTATAATATATAATGCCAAAACAAAAAGGAGGAAGGGTTACAATGTCAAGTGAATATTATGGAAGAAATTCTGGAAGATATTACAGCGAAGCTAATAATATGATGGGGTCATCGTCAGCATATGGAAAAACGAGTCCTACATCACACGGAAGTTTAATTGGGAAAAATTTATTAGGACCTGACTTAGGTCCTTATCCTAATAATACAAGTACCCAAACAGGTGGCCGAATGTGTACCAGAAAGTGTAAAAAAAACGGATGTTGTAATAGTGGAAAAGATGAATTAAGATGTACACGAAATTGTTCGAAATTAAATTGTTGTTCTATAACAAAAAATAAGTTAGGAGGAAGGGTTGTAATGCCTGGTGAATACTATGGAAGAAATTCTGGAAGATATTACAGCGAAGCGAATAATATGATGGGGTCATCGTCAGCATACGGAAAAACTAGTCCTACATCACACGGAAGTTTAATTGGGAAAAAATTATTAGGCCCAGACCTAGGTCCCTATCCTAATAATACTAATACTCAAACAGGTGGACAAATGTCTAATTGTGAATGTGATTGCAATGATTGCAATGATTGTAAAAATGGCGTTTGTGAATGTACAGAAAATAAATGTTATTGTAATAAACAAAAGGGAGGAACATATAATAAAATAATAAATCCTATTACAGGTAGAAAAGTAAATGTAAAAAGTAAATTAGGCCAACAAATTATAAATAATTATATAAACTTGTTATCGCAGAAATTATAAATGTATATTATCTAGATTAGAATGTCGAACATTGATATTATAATTATTAAATAATTATAATATATTTAAATAGATATAAATATTTCACTTTGATGTGTCCGTTGACCTCTTACATCATCAAACTCATAATCACTATCATATTGTAAGATTTCATCTTCATCAAAATCTGCGGGACTATAGGAGCTAGGTATATTGGAATAGTTATAAATGGGATCAGGATATTTTAACATTTCGGTTTCATAGTTTTTATCTGAAAGTTTAGGTACAGAAACATAGTAGTATATCCATTCTTCGGTAATAGAACAATGTGAATAAGGTTTAAGATGGTATTCTAGTACCATATCTACCAAATAATAGAGACAGGATAAAGCTCCTTCTTTTAAACAAAACCTAATAAGTAAGTCATTATTAAATCGTAATCTATGGGGTTTTACATCTAGTTTTTGTATAATCCAATCAAGCATATAATAATCGTCACAAATAACACAGTTTATTAATATTTTATTTAATAATTTAGATAAGATAGGTATACTTAAATAATTAATAAAGTACCATTCCATAAATTTAATTGTATCTTCGCCCTTTGGGTCGTAAATACATAGGTGATATCCTTGAGTGATATCAAAATTTGGACATAATTTAATGTATTTAGTAAGAAATTCTATAAGATTTTTACACTCCATATTACTTAAAGTGCGTACATTAAGTAGATTTCCGATAAAAGTATATAAAAGTTCTCCATTTGGTAGTTTAGGATTTTTGGTAAAATCCAAGTCCATAAATTCTTTTAAATAATAGGTCCATATATGAAAAGGATCCTCACTATCATATAATATACTATCTAGGATTGATTCATAATGTTCATGTAAGTTAATTTTAGTTAATTTTACAAGACACGATGTAAAATTATGATTATTTGGATTACATATTATTTCATATCTATGTAATTTATTAATATTTATACTTAAATTAGAATAATAGGTATGGATTAATTCTAATATTTTAATATTATTTAGTGAATCTTCTGGATTAGTATCGCTGCAATTTATATCGTCAAGTAAGTTATAAATATATTGATTTATATCATTTTGGGTAACTTGGGACAATATAGTTTTTTTATAATCCTTAAACAATAATTTTACATAATCATAGTTATGGCTACATATACAATTATCTAAAATATTACCAATCTCAGTATTGATTATAGATTTATCTATATTAAAGTCTTGGATTAATTTTAGGATGGGTGCTTCATAATTAAAGAAACAGCCACTTAGACGTGTGATTTTACTAAGATATTTTGTAAAGTCTTGCTGTTCAAATAATTCCGGAAAATATTTCTTAGCCATATCTGCTTTATTTTTATTATAACAAAATCCAATAAAATTTATATAATTAGATCCTTTTTTAAACGTCCATATATCATCAAGGAGATATTCATAGAAAAGTTTTTTGTGTAGTTTAGAGATGTTTCGTAATCGTCTAATTTCCTGTTCATGGAAGTGTTGAGGACTGGTACAACTGTCACAAAGGAAACATTTTTTGATATATTCCTCAATAATCCATCCTTTTGGATTTAATAAAAATTCGTCAAAATATTTTAATGGAAACAGTTGTAAGTTAAGCCACCATCTAGAATGATTTAATATAATTAGTTTAAATAGACTTTTATAATTTTTATAGCACCATAATAAAACATCAATATCATCATCACTAGACATAGAAATTAATTTATAAATAGAATGTATGGGTTCATTGTAAATATACTCCCTGTATTTTTTTCCAGGAAAATCTTTTTTAAATCTTTCTATAAAAAACATGGTTTTAAGTTTGAAAAAATAAGTATAATATCAATCAATTTTTAAATTTATTAGATTTTATAGAGGAAGTATATAGAGGAAATATATAGAGGAAATATATAGAGGAAATATATAGAGGAAATATATAGGTCAATTATAAATAATTATTTAAAAACATTAAGAAATTTAATATAAATGTCAACTATTTATATTAGAGATTTAATAATATTAATAAATGAAAATAAAGATTTTTCTAATATGGAATTATTAAAAAAATATCTTATTAAATCAATTATTAATTGGAGAGATTATGTTATATTTAATAAATATAACTATAGTAAAAATATAATTTATAGAAACACTATATTTGAGATAATTATGATTTCTTGGCTACCGGGACAAAATACACGGTTACACGGACATCCTAAAAATGGATGTTTAATGAAAGTTTTATATGGAACATTAAATGAAGTATTATTTATTAATAATAAAACTTATACAGAAACTAAAATTAATACAAATGAAACTACATTTATCAAGAATAATAAACATATAATAAGTAATATATCGAATAAATGTTGTATATCTATTCATATTTATTCTCCACCAAATTATTATTAATTTATTATTTAAAGAAATGGTAAAGTATTTATACATACATAAATGGTAGATACTGATACTCAAAATATTAATAGTGAAGAAAGTAAATATATTTTTGAATTGAAAACGGTACAATCTTCTGCATTTAGAATATTAATAGAAGCTTTAAAAGAAATTTTAACAGATACTAATATCGAGTTTGATTCTAATGGAATGAAAATATTAACAATGGACCCAAGTCATACTGTTTTAATTCATTTAAAATTAGAGGCATGTAAATTTGAAAAATATGTATGTCCTGATAAGTTTACAATAGGTATATCTATGATGTGTTTATTTAAATTAATAAAAACAATGAATAATAATTCAACGTTAACACTTTATATAGAAAAAGATGATACAAATAAGTTAGGTATAAAAATAGAAAATGGTGAAAAAAATTCACTAACAAAATATAAATTAAATTTAATGGATTTACCGCAAGAAAATATAGATATTCCACCAGCCGTTTTTGAGTCAGTATTAACCATGCCATCAAACGATTTTCAAAAAATAGCACGAGATATGTTTAATATTGCTGATAATATGGAAATAAAAAGCGTATCTAATCAATTAATTTTTAGTTGTAAAGGTGATTATGCTGAACAAGAAACAATATTAGGAGAAACTCAAAGTGGTATGGTTTTTATTCAGAATAATAGTCCAGATGATGTTATACAGGGAATATTTGCTTTAAAACATTTAGTATTATTTACAAAATGTAGTAATCTTTGCAATTCTATAGAATTATATTTAAAAAATGATTACCCATTAATTATAAAATACAATGTGGCCTCATTAGGAAGCATACGTTTATGTTTAGCGCCAAAAAGTAATGAATAATTTCTGTAATTATAATGTAATATTATAATATATATTATAATGACAGATATCGATCTAGACTTAACTTATAAAATTAATAGTATAATAGTAAGATTAAATAAGATAGAAAGTTATCTTAACAAAGGAAAGGACCCCAGAAAGGATCCCAGTAAGGAACCCAGTAAGGAACCCCGTAAGGAACCCCGTAAGGAACCCCGTAAGGAACCCAGAAAGGATCCCAGTAAGGAACCCCGTAAGGAACCCAGTAAGGAACCAGATCTAACTAAGAAATTATACTATTTAGAACAAAAATTAAAAACGTTACAAAAAAAAATACCAAAGAAAAAAAAATTAAATAAATCAGTAAACAATAAGGATTTGGAAGATGTAGTAGAAGAGATTATTTCTAGTTTTGAGGATATAGATAACTATTTAGAACCTGCGGGAGGTATAGAACAGGTAGCAGAAGTATTAGATGATATAGTCCGTCCAGCTAATCAACCTGAGTTTTTAAAATTATTTTTAGCTTTAATACCAGTGTATGTTAGATGGACAAATCTAACCTCTGATTATCATAAAAAAACGTATAATTATCTCGATACTCATATGGCTGCCAACCCCGACAAAACAGGGACTGAAATCATTGCTGATAAAAAAATACATAGTACATCACATAAACCAGTTCCTAAAGATTTAATTCCAACACTTTTATTATCATTAGCAGCTTATTATAGTGTTGGTAACTATAAAACATTATTTGCTTTATTATTAAAAAAATTTACTATACATTAAATTACTCGATTATTAAAAAGGTTTGCTATATTATAAATGGCAAAGTATAAACATTAAAATTTGAGCAGATTTTAACTATTAAAAACATTTTATTTTGATAATTACATTTTAAAATAAAATGTAATCTACAATCAATATCTCTACATAATAAATGTAGTTTGTTAATAACGATTGGAAAAGGCTCATTTAATCCTATAATAGTTCCTTTATCAGATATACCTATAATATATATCGCTTTTCCATAACCTTCTAAAACTCTGTATTTAAGTTGTGTTGTATATTTTATAATTTTTTTAATATCAAAATTTTCTAGTGTTAATTTATATTCTATATTTCCATTATCTATTTCAGCACAAAATATAGACATATTAATTATATAGTTTTAAAAATAAATTTGATCAAATTAAAAATTAATATTTTATATTTAATAAATAAATGTCAACTTTTAGATTGCAAAAAGAATTAGATGATTTAATTAAAAATCCTCCAACGAATTGTTCGGCAGGTGCAGTAGATGATGATTTATTTCATTGGAGAGCATCAATTATTGGGCCTGAAGATACGCCTTACTATGGTGGTATTTTTGATTTAGATATCTATTTTCCAGTTAATTATCCATTTAAAGCTCCTAAATGTAATTTTATTACTAAAATATATCATCCTAATATTAATTCTGCTGGAAGTATATGTGTAGATATATTAAAAGATAGTTGGAGCCCAGCATTATCTATTTCTAAAGTTCTTCTATCAATATCTTCATTAATGAATGATCCTAATCCAGATGATCCTTTAGAACCAATTATAGCGACACAATATAAAGAAAAAAAATCCGAATTTATATCCACTGCTAAAACCTGGACAACAATTTATGCTACTAAAATGTATTAGTATCTAAATTTATTTCTCCCATTACCGTTTCTAACTCTCGTAAAATCATTATTTTCAAAATTATATGATTTTTTTTTACTTTTATTTTGGTCCTTTTTAATATTATATTCATGATTAGAGTATAATGTTTCTTCTTTGTTTAAAAATTTAATATCTGATAAAATACTATTAGATTTTATAGTACTATTTGAGTTCCATATTTTTAATATACAAAAGTTTTTTTTAGGACTAATTGATACACCATTAATTGTAGCAGCATTTGAATCAACCGAACATATTTGTTCCGCAATACAATACATAAATAAATTAAACCATGCTTCTTCACAACATTTTTTATCAACTTTATACGACCAACAACCACCAGTTCGATTACTCTTATCTTCCCACTGAGGATATATATTACTTCCATCTTTATTTTGCCTCATTATAAAAAACATGCCTTCATCTATTTTAGGTAGACAATCATTCCAAGAATTTTTTAATACACAAAAGTCTTCTAAACAAGATATCTCTATAATATCTTTATAACTACTTAAATTCCAATTTTTATCTGAAGGATTGTGATACCAAACAATCCATTTACTGTTGGTAATATTTTTAGTATTAGGTTTTCCTTCCATAGATAGTTATAATTTAAGGATATTTCTTTAAATAATAATCAATTTTATTTATATTAATATTGTTTCACCTATATTAATATTATTTCACATATAATAATATTATTTCACCTATATTAATATTATTTCACCACTCGAATACATTATTTCTATAGTATTAGTATTTTTAATATTAATACCTGGACCTAATTCTCTATTAATTAAAGATAATATATTATTTTTGCTTATTATATACCCTTTGTCTTTATAAAAATTACCTTTAGGTCCTGATAACTCTTTAATAATAGTTAATAAATCTTCGTTATTAATATTTTCTTGATCCAAACTAACTAATATAATATTATCGTCAGTTTCTTTAAATGCTCCTGATGAAATATCATCATAAATAGGAAACAAGAATTGTTCTATTTTATTATCTGAATTATACTGAATCCAATAATCTTTATTATTAACATTATATTTAACTTCTAGTAAATAATTAAAATTTATTGTTGGAGATAAAAATATATTAGAAGATTCTTCATTATCTATAATAATTTTAGTTACAGCATAGGTATTATTTATATTTATATAATTATATAATTTTCTATAATATATACTAGATACTCCTACTATTCTAGTAAAATAGTAGAACATATAGTCGTTACAATTTACAAATATATTATTTAATAAAGAGTGCATATATATATTATATTTTAATTATTTTAAATAATTTAAACTATTATTTTAAATAATTTAAACTATTATTTTAATTATTAATTTTAATAATTAAAATAATAAGAATAGTACAATACTAACCTAACACAAATATTTATTATTCTTCAACAGTATATAGATTAAGAATATCCTATTAAAATTATATTGTAGAAGCCATACCTATTCGTTTATTAAATTTATCAGCTAATAAGGATCATCAATATGCTCTAAATACATAGGATTAATATTTACTAATAAAAACAGTTTAAATTTATGGATAGTAGCAGATAATTTAATGAAAGGCGCAGCATTAAATGCTATACAAATCGCGGAATATTTATATAATAATATTATTTAATATAATTTATGAATAGTTAATGTATTTAATCTCCCTGGTCTATAACAAGTATTAATAATGTCAGAATTATTTGATAATAATATTAAATCCGTCGTATTTTCTAAATTTAAGCCATTAAATGTATTATTTGCTAATAAAATATTAATTTTAAATGTTTTTTTATATTTAGTAACTATATTATGAATTGTTTTATAATTTCCTTTTAAAAACCACATATCAGATTTATAATAATTATTTTTTATAAATTTTAAAAATAAAGTATCTGGAGTGTATATTAGAGTTTTTTTAGATTTTACAATAATATTAATAATATGTTGGTCTTTTGATAATATATAATTTTTAATATCACTAAAAACAATAGATTTATTTATATATAAATCTTTTGTACACAGTGGACAATTATATGTTTGAGCTATAGTAATATTTTTAAATATACAGTTAAGATGAAATAAATTTTTACAACAATAACTATATAAAAATGGTTTTTTTATAATACCATAACATATTATACATTTTTCATTTAAAATATTATTTAATTTTTCTTTTGTTATTTTTTTTTTATATATTAGACTTTTTATTTCATTACTTATTTTAATCGTTTTTTTGTTATAATTTTTTTTCCATAAATAGTGCTGAATTAAATTTTTATAATTAAGATTTAAAGTTTTAAAGATAGTATTTTTAAAAGAATTCATATTATTATCACTATATAAATCTAATAATTTTATAATTTTATGGTTGGGCTCTGCTATAATAGATTTGAGTTTTTTAAACGTAAATGTATTAAGTAATGAAAAATGGTACGATTTATTATAAATAGTACTAATATTAAAGGTATTGCCAATATTAGTATGCGTATTTATTAATAATTTATCAATAGAATAACTATTTCTTTTTCTGTATAAATTAATAAAAAAGGTATTTATAAATCCTTTATGTTTAATACCTTTATAATTTGTTATATCTATAAAGGGTAAAATAATTTTATAATTTGGTTTATGTATTAAAATATTATTTACAAAATAATCTATACTATAGTTTGATTTTAAAATATAATTTATATGATTTAAAAAAATTAAATTTTCTGGATTAGATGTTACAAACCAGGTAAATAGTGCGTTTATTTTTTGTGGTTTAATAATAGTTAAATTATTAACATCGTCGTATATTATTCTTGAAAAATAAATATATTTGCTGGTATTATTTTTTAAAACTGCTTTATAAAATTTATTATAAAATGAGCAAGATATTAAAATAATATTATATTTATCAAGAATATTAATTCCATTTTTTAAAATATAATTTATAGATTTATAATCGGCTATAGTATAAAATGTTAGATTTGAATACTGAGTTATATAATTAATCCATTGATATATTAAATAATAAGAACATATAACAATATTTGTTTTAATATATAATGAGGGTTTAAATGTCTTATCAAAATTATTAATAAACATTTTATCATTAAATGGCAGTATGGGATTATTATTAATTTGTTCTAATATTGGAAATGATTTTCCAGACCCCGAATTATCAGCATATATTCCGTGCAAATTGTCACTTTGTTCATAAGATTGTATTTTTTCTAATGCCAGTTTCTGGTGATTTTTAAGATTTATATGGGATTTTATCGAGGAAACTTTATCTAAATCTAAAGAGCCTTTATCTATAATAGTATGAATTTTAGTATCTAATATTATTTTATTAATAAGGTTTTTTGTTATTAACATAATATTATTTTTATAATTAGTTTTAAATAAATTTATAGGTATATATATATATGTCTATAAATTTATTTAAATCTATAAATACTACATTTTTAATTTTAATAATATTATCTCTATTATTAATGTATATTATAAATTATCATAACAATTTATATGAAAATTTTAACACTCACTCCAATTCTAATAAATTTCCCCTACCCCATTGTGCTAATGATGCGTGGAGATATCCCACTGTGTCTTCGAAAAATAAAATAAAAGTGAATCAATTTAGTCATTATATGCCAGTATCGCCAGACTATACTGAAGCACAATCATTAGGACCATCGGTGGACGGATCCCAAAATAGTCCCGAAAATATGTTTATGTTTGCTCATAATGAATGTAAACCAGAATGTTGTCCATCTACATTTTCGTGTAGTGGAGGATGTGTGTGTGCTACAAAAAAACAAACAAAATTTGGTAAAACGCGAGGTAATAATAAAACATTATCGATTAATAACCAATTTTAAATAATCAATTTTAGATAATATGTATTATACAAATCTTCTATTAATTAATCGAACGAATGCAACCGTAATAATAAATAATAGTAATAAAATAAAATAAAATTTAATATATAAATATCTTTTCCACGCTTTTAAATCTATGTAAGCAGGTAATTTATTACCATTTAATTCTTCTTTTTCTAATTTTCCAATATAATTAGAAAACATCTGAATATTATTTAATCCTAACATCAGTGAAAAAATAAATATAAATAGTGATATATCTTTTATTATATTTTTAGATTTATTGATTTTAAATGATTCCGCAAATCCATACATAGCAATACCTATAGATAACGTCAAGAACACATTTCTTGACGAAGAATAAAATCCATTAATAACAGATTGTGGATTATTCGCATAAATAGTCATTATAATTAATTGAGATATTAATTATAATTTTTATTTTATAATTTGATTGTTTGTATCCCCATCAAAAAAAGGAAATTTAAAACAAGCTAATGAAGGAGACATCCTCTACCTTCTTTAAATAAAATTAATCTTAATCCATTTACACATTATATGCCTGTATCATCGACATATACTAATTTACAATCGTTAGGTCCATCTATTGATGGAAATACTAATAGTCCTAATAATATGTTTATGTTTGCGTATAATCAGTGTAAACCATAATGCTGTCCATCAACTTATTCTTGTGATGGAGGTTGTATATGTAGTACTAAAACTCAACGAAAGTTTGGAAGAACGCGAGGAAACAATAAAACATTACCTATTAATAATGAATTTTAATTATTAAATTATTAAATTATTAAAATTAAAATTAAAATTGATTTAGTATATTTATTTTTAAATAATTAATAAAATTGATGTGGAAAAGAGATATAGATACATTTGGACCAATGGACTCAAATACAACAAATGATACTAATGATTATGAAAATAGTATTGGTATAGTATTATTATTATTGGCTGGTATTATAATTTGTTGCTTTGGAATTCCCCCCCGTTCTAATAATAACTATGAAAGAATATAATTATGAATACTTTATTATATGAACCATCTACGTATAGCAATTTATAATTATTAGATATATCCAATAAATGCAAAGAAAATTTAGAAGTACTTTAGGAAACAATAAAAAATTTAATTATTAATAATTAAATTATTAAAAATTAAATTATTAAAAATTAAATTATTAAAATTAAAATTGATTTTATTTATTTATTTTTGTAAGTAATAAAATTGATGTGGAAAAGAGAAATTGATTTATTTAGACCAATGGACTCAAATACAACGAGTGATTATTTTAATGATGATGGCGATGATAATATTAACGATTATAATAGTAATAATAGTATTGG